GGTTAGAACACCTGTCTTATATACAGGAAGTCGGGGGTTCGAGACCCTCCGTCCCAACCAATAAAATCAAAACAAAATGGCAAAACAAGAATCTACTTACTCGGAAAGAAAAAAGGTCAGCAGGCCAGGAGTTCATGCAAAAACAAAAAACTCAAAAAGTAAGAGTTCTAAGAAATATGTTAAGTCGTATAGAGGGCAGGGTAGGTAAATTTTGCTTAACTTTGAGAAAATTCCTTCAATGCAATCAGACAAATTCACATTTAATGGATGGCGACTGTTGTCGGTTATATTTGTATCTATCAGTCTGGGCGCTTGCGGCACTTATGCTAGTGTTTCTCGTTCGCTTGATGACGACCTGAGTAACAGGCAGATACCACTAGAAGGTTTTTCAGACACTGTTTTCTTGCAGGAATATCGGGCTACCCTTGAGCCCGACTACATTGCTACTCTTTCCATAGATAGCAATTTGATTGGCATAAAAGTAGATCCCTATCTAATACAAACCACACCAGGAAGTAGGGGGAGTGAATACTACTATAGAGTTCATTTGTATCACTCTAAAATAGATAGTGTGTTCATTAACTACGTGGATACGTCAAATAAAGTTTTATCATGGGAAAAGGAATAGCGATACTGCTGTTGTGTCTGATCGGAATGATTTGTTCTACGTGCTCTCCTCGCCATTGCGAAGCATATGTAATTCATTCTGAAAAAAACCAGTTTGTAAAAATGCCTTCGTAGCTCAGCTGGATAGAGCAACAGCCTTCTAAGCTGTAGGTCCCAGGTTCGATTCCTGGCGGAGGTACGCAATTAAATTAAATGTCAAAATACAAGTGTAAATGCGGTAAAACCGCTGAAGTTCAAAGCGTTAGTATCCGCGTTATAGACGGGGAAGTGAGGCATGATGTACTATGCGAATGCGGAGAATATATGACCTCAACTGAAAAGAAAACTGGTATGCCTTCTTTTAAGAGCAACAAGTATGGACAGGTCCGATGAAGATCGGGTTATTAGGCTGGACCCTGCAGGGGAGCCTGGGGAAATCATTTCGCTCCACGGTCTTAACATTGCTCTTCCGAAAAAGCCAAAGAAATCCGACATTCTATTCCACGACCTACCCAAAAAGATGCAGATGTGGCAGCGCACAGTGGTGCCCGAAGAACTGTCGAGGATTAGAAGTATGGATGAGTGGTTCGAGAAGCCAGCCGAGTTTCGGAAAGCCTTTTCTCCTTTCATCGAGCAAGAGTTTGAGCGCAGGCGTAACGGTATTTGGTTTTACAATAATGGTGTGCCTACGTACATTACAGGGAGGCATTACATGTTTCTCCAGTGGTCGAAAATTGATATCGGATATCCTTCGTATCTTTCATTTCAGCGTGAGATCTTTATTCACATGGCTGCGTGCGAGGCTGATTCCGATTGTATCGGTCAGCTATATACTAAGTGTAGGCGTTCTGGCTATACTAATATCTGCGCTTCTGTTCTTGTGGATGAAGCTACTCAGGTTAAAGACAAGCTTCTGGGTATTCAGTCAAAGACTGGTAAAGACGCTCAGGAGAATATTTTCATGAAGAAAGTGGTTCCGATGTTTCGGAGCTACCCCTTCTTCTTTAAACCTATTCAGGATGGCACTACGAACCCACGTATGGAACTCGCTTTTCGGGAACCATCAAAACGAATCACCAAGAAGAATAAGACGTCGCAGAAGGGCGACGCACTCAACACGATCATTAATTGGAAAAACACCACTAATAACGCCTATGACGGAGAAAAACTTCATATGCTCTACCTCGACGAGGCTGGCAAGTGGGAAAAACCTACCGACATTAAAGAAGCGTGGCGCATTGAGAGAACTTGTCTCATCGTTGGAAAACGCATTGTTGGGAAGGCTCTAGTAGGTAGTACTGTTAACCCTATGGACAAGGGGGGTAATGAGTACAAAAATCTGTGGGACGATTCTGACCCGTCTGAAAGGAACGCCAACGGGCGTACCAGGTCTGGTCTGTATAGGATTTTCATACCAGCAGATGAAGCGCTTGAGGGATTTTTCGACATGTATGGAAACCCTGTAATTGAAAACCCGACAAGATCCGTAGAAGGTGTAGACGGCGAAATTATAGACCAGGGAAGCAGGGAATTTTTGAATAATGAAAGAAAATCCTTAAAACACGACCCATCCGAGCTTAATGAGATTATAAGGCAGTTTCCTCTAACTGAAGACGAAGCGTTTCGTGACTCAATCGAAGGCAGTGTATTTAATATAGGAAAAATTTATCAGCAGATAGATCGGAACAACAACATGTATCCCGACCCCGTTGTTGTAGGAAATTTCCTATGGAAGGAGAAAGATAAGGAGGTTATTTTTTCTCCAGACCCAAGGGGAAGGTTCAGGGTGTCTTGGCAGCCACCAGCCGAAATGAGAAACAATGTGATCGATGACCGAGGAAAAAAGAAACCAGGTAATTTTTTGTATGGTGTTGGTGGCGTTGACTCTTATGACCTTGACGAGACTGTTGATGGAAGAGGCTCTAAAGGGGCTCTTCATTTGTACAATAAGTTTAGTATGAATGGGGACGTACCCAGAAACATGTTTGTTTTGGAGTACGCATCTAGACCAGACTTAGCTAGTATATTTTACGAAGATGTTTTAATGGCTGCTTTTTATTATGGGTACCCGCTACTTGTAGAGAACAATAAGTACGGCATAGTAAGATACTTTGAATCAAGGGGTTACATGGATTACCTAATGGATAGGCCAGATCACTTGCAATCTGCCTCCCCATCGAAAGTTAGGACTAAAGGAATACCGTCAAACTCTCAAGACGTCATACAGGCACATGCTCACGCTATAGAGGCTTACATACACAATTACGTGGGTATCACGGCAGAAACCGCTGAGTTCGGGAATATGTATTTTAACAGGACTCTTGAGGATTGGATTGGTTATAAAATATCAAACAGAACAAAGTATGACCTCACAATCAGTTCTGGATTAGCGCTTCTTGCTGCTCAAAAAGAGAAGCCGAAAAAACAAAAATCAGACCTAACAGACAAGGTGTTCTTTAGAAAAACAAAACTAAAAGAATGGCACCGTTAACTTTCTTATATTTGCCGTTAGATGTACGGCAAACAAGGGAATAATAGTGTCAGCTTTCCTGATCCACTCGCACCAAAGTCGATAAAGGACGGAAAGGAATACGGGTTGCGGTATGCAAAGGCTATTTCTTCTCAGTGGGGAGGGTTCGATCATGACGAATCATTGATGAGGAAGAGGCGCAAAGTTTTTGAAAGGAACAGGAAATACGCCAACGGAACTCAAGACACTTCCATATATAGGCAGCTTTTGACGAGCTTAGATCCAAACAATGGAGACGGTAGTTTTTTAAATATAGACTTTACTCCAGTACCGATCCTGCCTAAGTTCGTTCGTATTGTAGTAAACAAAATTTTATCTAGTTCTCCGTACCCTAACCTGGAGGCGGTAGACCCATTGTCTTCCAGCGAAAAGGATTTAGAGCGGAAGAAGGTGGAGATGGCGGTTGCCAACAAAAAGAAGCTTGGTCAGATACAGGAAGACACTGGTGTCAATGTCTCTGAAATGGAAAGCATACCAGATACCCTTGAGGAGGCTGAAATATTTATCGGCAATAATATCAAGTCCACGTCAGAGATTGCCGCTCAAATAGCTACAGATATGACGTTAAAGTGGAATGACTTTAACGACACTGTATACAGGAGGTGCGTTAATGACCTCACTACCTTGGGTATGGCGGTTACAAAAAGAGACAATGACCCAAGCTACGGAATCAATGTCTCATACGTGGATCCTGTTGATTTCATTCACAGCTTCACAACCGACCCAAGCTTTGGAGACCTTGTATATGCTGGTCATGTAAAAAGGATTCCGATACAAGAATTGAAAAGAATTGCTGGAGATCAATTTACTGAAGAGCAGTATAAAGAAATAGGTCTGAAAGCAGCCAAAAAGTATGGGTACGACGCTTCTAAAATAGGTCAGAGCAGGTACGACGAGTATCTGAAAAGAAATAAGTTCGGCTATGACGAGTACATGATTGAGGTGATGGACTTTGAGTTCATGTCTGTAGACTGCATGTACTTCGAGGAAAAAGAAAGCAGGTTTGGCAACATGGGCTTCTATTTCAAAGGAGACAGTTACAAGGAGCCAACCAACTCGGTTTACAAAAGGGAAGTTTCAAAACTTGAAAACGCCACTGTTTACGGAGGTAGCTATATCATTGGTTGTGATATGCTGTTTAACTACGGCATGAAGACTAACATCCCTAAAAACGTTCACGATTTAACCAGAACCAACCTGTCCTACTCTGTTGTTGCAACCAACATGGAGGATATGATACCTAAGTCTATGGTTGATAGCTGTATAGGTTTTGCAGACCAGTTGCAGATTACTCACCTTAAAATACAGCAGTCA